TATATGAACCATAATTTGAATAAGACATTGTATAATATAATTAAATACTATTTATTTTAATATTTAATTATAACATTTATTATATTTGTTACTTTATTCATTGTTTAATTCCTTTCTTTATTCTAAAGCTTGGATTAATGCGAATGTGACAATCGTTCCAGATGGATCATTAATATCAAATGTATGTGTGCCTATTGTTGTTGACGACCACCTTAGATATATTCGTAATAAATCACCTGCTTCAAAATGGCCTACTCCATTACCACTAATAAAACATTTTTCATTAGCAATGAATGCTCGATGTTGTTCGCTGAATTCTTTATTAAATCCACCATTTATATTACTTCCAGAATCATTTATATCACTAGGATTGAGAAATGCTCCTGGTGTTGGCCCACCATTAGTTAATGCCAATTCGAGATTATCTACAGTAAAACCTATACCAGAAGCTGTGAGAGAAAGTTGAATATTATAACTATATAAACCCTTTTGATGTATTTCAAATTGTGTGCCTGCAATAAATGTTATATTGCCAATAGTGTGGTCGGCTTGATTTAAATCTATTTGTGTCCATGGGGATGTTGTTGGGGCAAGGGTTGTGTTGCTAATGTTCTGATTGTTTGTTTTACGCATACGAACAAATCCTGTTTGTTCAACGAATGCCATAGATGCATCCAATACAATAACAGAAGACTCTAATAAATTAACTGATGTATCCAATACAATAACAGAAGACTCTAGTAAATTAACTGATGTATCCAATACAATAACAGAAGACTCTAATAAATTAACTGATGTATCCAATACAATAACAGAAGACTCTAATAAATTAACTGATGTATCCAATACAATAACAGAAGACTCTAATAAATTAACTGATGTATCCAATACAATAACAGAAGACTCTAATAAATTAACTGATGTATCCAATACAATAACAGAAGACTCTAATAAATTAACTGATGTATCCAATACAGTAACAGAAGACTCTAATAAATTAACTGATGTATCCAATACAATAACAGAAGACTCTAATAAATTAACTGATGTATCCAATACAATAACAGAAGACTCTAATAAATTAACTGATGTATCCAATACAGCAACAGAACTATTAAGTGTGTTAACATTGCTGCTCAAGTCTATAAGATTACCATTACCGACATTTAATATAAAATTAGCTGCTCGAATGTTGTTAGCACTAATATCTCCATCAACTACCAGAAAATTGGTCACTGATAAATCATAAATAGAAGCATGATTGTTAACACTAATATCAGTAAATTCTCCATCAACGATTGTAATTGTTCCTACAGATAAATCATAAATAGAAGCATGTCTGTTAACACTAAGATCATGAGTTACAATTAAACCTGTATTGTTAATATTACTAGAGCTTACATCATTCACACTAAGATCACTATCCATAAATATATCGAGAGCAGTCATATAAATATTTGAATATGTTACACCGTCATACGCATTAATATACAAATCCTCACTCGCCGGAGCATAAATAAATTTAGTATTTAAGGAATTATCTACTGTGACATAACTCGTATTAACATTTGATGTATCGATATAGGTTGTAGAAGCTCCAATAGTAGCTATATTAGTAACACTTAAATCGTAACATGAAACACGACCATTAAAGGAAGCATCTCCATTAGAAAATAACACTACATTTGAAATATCATTTTGGAAAATTCTAAATTGTCCCCCTGATATATCAATATTACCAGGGGCTCCTGTATTACCTGGTTGAACTCTGATAGAGCCATAAGCATCAATAGCTCTGCTAGTTCCACTAATATCGGGATTCCATTGAATATCTACTGGTCCACTTGATGGAGGATTAGTAATGGTTAAACCTCTAAATCCTCTCATATGACCCATAACATTACTCATTCCACCAGATGCGTCAATACCACTAACATCTGTTTGAGGATGATCAGAATTACCATCTATCGCAAAAGCTAAAAAATTCTTCCATTGATCAGCACCAAGAGGAACAGAAGCGACATCTAAAAGACGGGCAGCATACATATCTACCATATTACCATTGGATAATGGACTCTTAAATGTGTTAAGAGTTCCTAAAGCACCATTACCATCTAGCGTAACTAACGATAATGTTTCACCTATAAAACCTTTTAAGTCAAATGTATCTCCATCAACATATAAATTTCCTCTAATAAATACATTACTGCTACAGTCCCCTCCTGGAACTCCAGTAAATACATGATCTTTTGCTCCAAACCAATTTGAATGATTACAATCGGTTTGTTGATAGATAGGTCCGTAAGAACTGATTCCCGTTAAAGATTGAATACCATATCCTTGTGCTTGTAATGCTACTTGAGAAGGAATATTGATACCATTACTGACATCAATGCCTCCAACTCCAATATACCCCCCTTGAACACTTAATTGACCTGATATAGGCGTTGGTTTATTATCCGTAGCTTCACAAGGAACAATATCAACATTTCCCTTTATCACAGTATTTATGCGTTTACTACAGTTACCTGGGTAAATAGGTCCTATTGGAATTTGACCCTGTTCAATAGCAGTGATTAAATTACAAATTTCTTTATCATATCCTCGACTTCTTAAATAACTTCCATAATTGAAATATCTATCTCTACATGTAAAAGTATTTCCTGACATTATATAATTTGTTTATAAAAATTATATAAAATAATAACATTTATTTCGGAATAGGAAATGGTCGTTGGTCTTTTTGAACTACTAAAGGTTCTGGCATGAACATTTGTAATTTATTAAAGTATGATACCTCGGGTAATTTTATTAATTCTGGAACTATTGGTTGCTGAGGATTTACTAAATTAGTTGAGTTAATTCCAAATAACGATGATTCAATTTCAATAGAATTTTTTGAGAATGCTTCTCTAGGCATATGACTAGGAGTGATACCCATACAAGGCATAGCATTATGGTAAGCACTTCCGACTTGAGAATTCTTATATTCAGAATAATTTAATGAATCTGTATAACTACGTTGTTGAAGACAATAATCTCCGGGTGTATTATTATTTCGCGTTGAAGCCATTTGAATATAATATATATTAATATTATTTTGACATTAGTTTATTCTTTAATTCAATATAAAAATCAGAATCACTATTAATAATTTGTTTATTGAAATAATTGTATAAATATTTATGAAATAAATACAAATAGTCGTATGAAAACAATGTTCTAAACATTAATTCATGTGTCATAGAATCTATATATGGATGAATATCAAATAATTCTGCTATTAATGGTTCATCTTTTAATTGTAAGTAAATAGCATCCATCTTATCGTTTAATTTGTCAAAATCTAAATCTAAATCTTTTAAATCAAATAGTTCTAATAATTGTATTTGATACAACATATTGCTAATATCTTTTTCATCTTCACCTTCTTCAGTAATTAAATGATAAGTAAATAATTGATTTAATTGTAAATCATTCATTTGCATAAATAGAATTTATAGTTTTAAGTTATTTAATATTGATATTGACTATGACCACTTTTGTAATCAAGGTCTTTTTGTAGTTCTCTGGAAGGAACACCTCCTCTAATCCACCCCTCAGCAGCAACTCCTTCTACTAAATTAGCAGGATTAGTAATAGAATTTTCAATAGATGGTAATAAAGGATAATTCAGATATGGAATAAATGATTGTTCGGTAGTAGTATTAATACTCTTTTTATTAGTAACCATATCTCCTTGTTGAATATGAGATTCAAGAACAGGGTTAGATGAACCTCTTCCTAAATAAGGGACAGTCTTGAAAGGTCTTTCAAGTAAACTAATACGGCATTTTGGATGAGTATTAATAGTTCCAATTAATAAATCAGAGTTAGTATCAATATTACATCCACCCATACCAACTTGATGACTACCAGTGAAATTAATATTAGGTTGACTAGTAGCAAATTCGATAGGTCTTTTCATACCACAGTCTTGAGAGAAAAAGTTTGTTAAAAGATAATTGGATGAAGAAACATTTTGAACATTTCTTTGACTCAAACTACAACTATCTTCACCAATTCTTGATAATTGATCAAATGTAAAATCTTGTGTAAAAGCTGTCATTAGTATATATATATTTAATAATATTTTTCTTAAATATATATTTAATTCTGTCCTCCAATACCACCAATTCTAGGAAGATTCTTGGCTAAAGCAAATTCATTACCCTCTTTTGCTGAAGTCATATCTCCATAACAAAATTCAGCAAAACTTTTTTGGTCATTGGGAACTCTCGTATTAGCAGTAGCATAAAAGTTATATTGTCCAAAGTCTTCGAATTCAAAACTATCCCCTAAACTTGAAAATAACTTCTTTTTGATATCAGGATCATTGTCAAAATTAGATGCCACAAAATTTTGTGTATCTATATTTATTTTTTCTTCCACCACAGGATTATATGCTGGGGCTGCCATTTTTCTTTTAGGGTCATCTGTTATTTCAGGTAATAAAACATTCATAAATGGGTTTTTATTTGTAGGGTTTGTAAAATTACTTTTTAAAGCTTCATATACTTTTGGATTTGTAAACCCTTCCTTTTTTTCATCACTAGACTCATCTTTTTTATATTCGCGGGCATAATATAAAAAGGCAATTACACCTAAAGATATTAAACCAGTAAAGAAAAAATTATATGCTTGTGTAATTAAAAATCCTAAAATTGTTAATATAATTACTAATCTCGTAATAGCATTTATTTTTTCGTTTTGTGACATTTTTTCTTTTGGCCATAACTGATTGATTTGCCTTTTTTTAAATAATACTGATGGATCATTTAACCAAATATTAGTAGATTCTGTTGCCATTTATATATATATTCTTAATTATTTATTTTTTCTTTCCTTTCTTTTTCTTTTTCTTATTAGATTTATTCTCTCCCTCATTTCTCATAGATTTTTCTGGTTTTTCACCTTCTATTGAAAACACTAATTGTTCTAATTCGGCTTCTGTTAAAGGTGTAGGTGTAGGTAGACTTGCCAAGTGTGCTAATCTTTGTTTTTCTAGTTCTAGTTCTTGGCGTTTTTGTCCACCTTTTTTTAACATTCTCTCTTTCATTTCAGCTCTCTTTAAATTTTGGTTTAGAGCATTTTCCATAGCACCTAAATTTACTTTTCCTCCTTGACCGCCACCCATACCCATTTTTTTCAACATTGATTGTATATCGCCCATACCAGGCATATCTTTCATTTTTGATAATAGATCACTTGCCTCTTGCATTAACTCACTTTCTTTGATTTCTCCTGATTTAATTTTGCTGTCCAACTTTCCACCCACATTCTTAACAAGACCCATTAATTGGGTTGGGTTTTTGAACAGATTTTTAAATACATCATTCACAGAAGTAGCATCTCCAGCATTAATATTCAATTCCTCTGCTGTTTCAGCAGCAATTTCCTTAGCCAATTTTCCAAGTTTACCGTCTAGTAGTCCATTAATATGATCTTGAATATCTTCGGGATTGGGTAAATGGTCTACACCAGATATATCTATAATTGGATCACTTCCATCCATCATATTTTGTAAATTACCCATGGTTTCTTCTAATTTATCTTTTAATTCATCTTGATTAATTGCTTCAAATAATTTTGATGTATCTCCAAAAGAGTCTTCAGAATTAACTTTTCCAATAACTGAAAATAAAATAACTTGAAGATATTTCCAAATTACATCCTTTGTTTTAACACTAATATCATCTGCCCATAATTCTGTAAAATCAATACCAGGCAAAAATTCCGTATTTATTTCATTTGATTTAAACATATCCTCATTCTTGTATAGAATATCAAAGAATCTCTCGGGGAATACCTTCTTAATATGTTCATATACATTTCGAATACTATTTTCATCTTTTGACTCTTTAATGTTGTATAGGTCAATGTGTAATTTCTCTTTAAACTCGGGAAATGTAAATAAAATGTCATTTATTAGATCATAAATAACTTTAATAAACTCCTCTGGTATTATATCCTCTTCTTGATTTTTAGTGCTTGATTTAGACATATAAATTATCTTAATAATTTTTGTTTAAATCAAACTAGTTATTATATATTTTTGATAAGGTATTGAGATTTTTTAGGTATTGAACACATTTTTTTGTGTTATCCTCATCTAATTCTCTTAACGGTTGTCTTATCTTATCAATTGCTTCTAATATCTTGTTAGCACCACCTTCGTCCATTTTCAAATCATTACTATAATCCTTTGTCAAAAAATATTCTAAATTTTCATTTTCTATCTCTTCATCGTATTTAACACATATATATCTATACCATACATCTACTATTTTTTTAGGATTTGCTTTTCTTAGCATTAATAAACCCGTTTTAGATGTTCGTATATCGTTATTACTGGGAAATAATATTGAGATATCTTCTAAAAACTCCTCAAACTGACCATTGAATGCTTTTAAAACTGTACTTTTATCCATTTTATTTTGATATTAAATAATATTTAAATTATTTTTTATTACAATATTAAATTCCTCGTTGATCACTGTGTTTACTCATCTGTTGTAATTGTAAATCTTTATTTCTCTCTGATTCCATATCTTTTACTGCGGTTTCTCCCACTTTGTCAGGTGACCAATCGTCCTTTGGTGTTTCTATGGTTGTTTTATGATCTACTGTGGCATAATTATACATTTGTCGTGTGCCACCATTTCCTTTTGCTAGTAATTCATCACTTCCTTGGTCCCAATAACTAAAATTATCACTCGCTACTCCAAAACCACCTATATTGTCATATCCTAAAGAAAATGATGATGGATCTCCGTTAAATGCCGATGGCTCTCCATTGAATCCTGTTGCCTTGGCTGCTGAATATTCTTCTTTAGGTTTCACTTTATCCATAACATCATTTCCAAATATAACTGTATTACCTTCTTTTAATAATAACATTGCAGGAACTTTTTGAACCTGTGGAGGCAATAATATCTTTTGTTGAGTTTCTAAAGTTACATAAATCCCCCCAGTTTGAGGATCTCTAAATCTTTTATCAATACAAACAAAATGCATATCATTTTTTATATCGCTTTTTCCAATTAATCTTAGTAGATCTTTACACTTTTCACAATAATTACTATAATATAATATGCTACTCATTATATTAATAATTAATTTTTATTAAAATGTTTAAACTTATTTAATTTATAAAAAAATTGATTTAATAAAATAATTATTAATATAATATATATTCAATCATGATGGAACCTAAGATTACCATTACTTCTGAAGAGTCCAATGTATTAAACTTTACATTAAGCAATATTCATTATAGTTTAGCAAATTCATTACGAAGAATCGTGTTATCTGAAATTCCTACTGTAGTATTCAGAGCATTTCCTCATAGTGAAAGTAAGATCGATATTATTTCTAATACTACTAGATTAAATAATGAAATTATTAAACAGCGAATCGGGTGTATACCTATTCATATTACTGATACTGATTTCCCTTATAAAGAATATATTGTTGAAGTCGATAAAAAGAATGATTCAGATGTTATTCAATTATTAACAACTGAAGATTTTAAAGTTAAAAATATTGAAACAGATAAATATTTATCTTCTACTGCTGTTAAAGAATTATTCCCACCAAATCAAATTACAGGAGATTATATTCCTATCACTCGACTACGCCCTAAATTATCTGAAAATATCGAGGGAGAAAATATTCAATTTAGCAGTCCATTTGATATTGGAACTGCTAAAGAAGATGGTATGTATAATGTTGTATCTACTTGTGCTTATGGTAATACTGTTGATGGTGTAAAGGCTAATGATGTATGGAATGATAAACAAAAGGAACTTGTTAAGGCTAATACAGAACAAGAAGATATTGATTTTCAAAAAGCTAATTGGTTTCTATTAGATGCTAAAAGAATTACAGTTCCTAATAGCTTTGATTTTATCGTTGAAAGTGTAGGTGTATTCTCTAATTTTGCTATTATTCATAAATCGTGTGATATTATGATTCAAAAATGTAAGAAAATGATTCAGACTATTACAGATGAATCGGATTCTAAGGATATTGTCATTGAAAAAAATATAAACTCCACTGTCGATAATGAATTTATTATCACATTACAAAATGAAGATTATACATTAGGAAATGCCTTGAATTATTTCCTATATGAAAAATTTTATCAAGGTAATGACACATTATCATTTGTTGGATTCCGTGTTCCACATCCTCATATCCCTAACGGTGTGATTCGAATGGCATTTAAATCAAACGGTGACGCTGCTAATGTTTCACAAAATTTAATTCAAGCTGCTGAAGATATTATTACTACTTTCACTAACATCCAAAATAAATTTAAGTAATTTAAAAATTACAAATAAAAATTATTATAAAAAATTTATAATAATTTTTATCTTTTATATATATTAATTATTGAGATTCATCTGTAATATTTTTTACTGATTCTACTGGGTTACTATTATCAAACTTTTCCTTTGCAATATAATTTTTTCTAACATCATAGTTTAATACATACATCTGTTTTGCTGGATGAAGATTATTAAAATAATTAATTACTACTAATTTGGTAATATACAATTTTTTTTCGGGCGCCATTTCTTTCAAGTAAATATCGTGATGAAGATTATACATATGGGTTCTATATTTTTCAGGAAAAGTCTTCAATTCCTTCTCCTTTTTAATGTAACAACTAATATAATTAGTAAATAATCCTGATGTGTATTGATGAACAATAGTTCTGAATTCATTAAACATTGTTTTATGTTCAGGATAATACTTTAAATATTCAGTCAATTTACTCTCTGTCTTATCTTCTTCCTTAGGAGCTTGTCTAAGATTTAGATATTGAAATTGAAGCTTTGGTTGATTTCCTCTTAATCGTCTGACATGTTCGTAATTCGGATTTCTGAATTTATACCTATGACCTAAATTATTCTTAATAATTACACCTACTGTGCTATAATTAGTATTAGCTGATGCTGCTGTTTTCTTACATAATTCTAATTCTTCTATATTTTTAACTGGATTTACTTGAACACTTAGAACAGTGTTTTCTTTAATTCCAAATTTATTCATATCGGTAATAGGAATAATATTAATTGTCTTATTTTCTACAACCTGATATACATCTGTCAGATATAATCTCATTTCCTTAATAATTTTAACAATACGATTTCGTGGATGTTGCATAACAAAACTATAAATATAGTCTTTGTTTAAATCATTCAAATTCAAATCAATATGCTCACATACTTCATTAAACATATATTTAAATGTATCACATTCCTGAAAACCATTTTCCATAAAGAAACACATCTCACCACCTACACTACTTCTAGTAGCGATTTCCCAAGTTTCGCTATCCTTTTCGTAAAATACATTAATCATTGTTCCTTCAATAAATTTCTCAGCTCTATATTCCATATTTGAATCTATGGTTAAATCATCACTGTTATATGACTTGGGAGGAGCAAAACATACTACTGTTCCATCTTCCTTAAAAATTAATGATCTCAATAATCCTGTTGATGAAACAGTATCTCTACTTAACCATTCTTTATCATACTTTAGAATATGATAATTGATTCCATTTTTATGCTTCCATACATTATGTTTCAAATTTAGTGACTTTGCCAGTTGACTTCTATTCTCACCATCGAACAGTAAACCATCAATTTGCGAAATATTGTTTAAACTATACGACATCTTACTTATACTATCATCATTTCTTTAATTGATTTTAATAATCAATTTTTTCGTAATTCATAATAATTTCTACTGTAAATATAAAGTAATGGCTACATCAAATGAAATTTATTTACAATTAGGAGATATTATCAAAATATCTGCTCCAAATAATCCCGAATTAAATGAACAGATATTTGTGATTGATTTAATAAATAATAAAAAAATTAATATTAAACAACCTGATAACTCCGCTACTATTAGTTTAAATATTAATGAAGATGGGACTCTTGCGGACGAGAGTATCGATAATATTGATATATTAAGCCATCCTGAATCACGAGGATATGCTCGACAAAATGGACTTTTACCTAATACTTGGGTTGACATTCATTTTGCTGGAGATATCCCTATTACTGGTGAAATAACCAACTTGGAAGAAGACATGATAGAAGTGGAAATAGTTAACGAAAAGGATGAAAAGGAATTAATTTACATCGATTTTGGTTATAAAGGTATTCCTGAAGATATTCCTATTGAATCCATTGTTATTCGAAGTATGCCTGATTTCCTTAAGAAAGAGAAGGAAGAAGAAAAGTTAGAAGAGATGAGAGAAAAGGGAAAACAATTAAATGTAGATGATTTTGATTGGGGTGATGATAACGATGATGTCCCTCTTGATTTGGAATCTTCTATTGATATTCCTATTGCTATTCCTGTTGAAACTATTAAAAATCAGATTAAGGATATTATTCTTGATGCCGACCAGATCGAATTTGGTCCAGAATTAGCTGCCATTACTACTGAAGAAGAAGTTCCTGAGGAACAAAAAAGATATGGTATTGAAACTCAAACCAATGAATTACTTGATGATTTATTATCATCTATTCCTAATGCTGAAAGAACTAGAAGTGTATTAAACAATATTCATATAATGATTGAGAGATTTAAACAATTAAGAAATGACTATTCTACATTTGATGATAATGGAAATGCCAATAAACCATTATTTAAAGGTGCCGATTATAAACCTCTTGTCGATAAAATTAATAATTTAAATTATAAATTAAATTGGATTTTACCCGTAGCACAAAATGTTAAAAAATTATATGATTTAGATATTTCTCTCGAACAAATTAATGAATCCAATGATGTTGTTCCATTAACTCTAGCAGAAACATTAAGTAGTCAATATGATATTAGAGAAATGTATAAAACGAATAGCGATTCCTACTCTACCTATATGAATAAACTTCAGCCATCATTAACCCCATTTGATACTGATTATAATCAACAAGCTCTTACAAGAAAATCTGTATTAGAAAATTTTGATACGGTTATCGATAATTTGGACGATTTCTATTCTTCTATAGCTAAAAATGATGAAATGAAACGAAAACGATTTTTAATAACTAGATATAATCTGGGACTCTCCAAACTTGAAACAACTGAATTAACTTCTATTAAAATGAAGACAAAAATAGTCCCTATGACTAATAATGATACTATTACTGTTAATTCAATGCTTACTTTAACCGAGCCTATTGTTCGATTTTCAAGTATTCATCTCCCCGGAACATCTATTATAGATAAATCAAATTTAAATACACATTTTTTGAAATATTGGAAAGTTTTTCGTGAAAATACTTCCGTGACCAGAAAATATATTAATAACTTGAATTCACCTATTCAATTTGACGAAGACAGTTATTTGAAACATAAAACACAATATATTCTTAGTGAAACTAATAATGATCCAGAAAAATTCAAAAAATTTCTTGATGTTATTATACCAAAAACCAAAATATTATTCAATCTCATTAAGAAATATATTAATGGTAAATTATCTCTCGTTTCTGTTGTAAATTATTTACAACCATTCTTAGTTTATTTGGACGATATATCTTTTATGCAATATCAAGAAATAAAAGATTATATTGAAACCGAAATATTATCATACAAAATTAATTTTGTTAAAAATCAAGAAATATTTAATAAATTAGAAGGCACACCACAAATTAACTATACATCTATACTTTACAAAATATTAGAAGGCAGACAAGAATCTGGATCTGTTGTATTCGAAGCATATGGACTTAATACAGAAGGAAAACGATATTCTGGTATGCTTTCTAATACAGTTGTTTTATCACCATCTGAAATTATTAAATATATGAATATTTCGGATTATGGTGAATGTTTCAATACTACACAAACATTATTGAATATCGACTTGTTTACACCATTTAATTTCGACGATTTATTGGAAGAAAAAAATGAAGAATATAAAAAAGAATTAGATAAAACAAAACAAGCGAATGATTGTGCTCAGTATGTTTTATCAAAAAGATATATCTCATTAGAAGATTTAACAGCAGATGAAGGTATTCCTGTTTATTTTGATAAAAAATATGACCCTACTGTCTATGATATTTTGGATGAATATAAGAATGAAAAATCTGAAATGGATAATACTTCTTTTAAAAATTTCATTATTGACCAATTAATTAAAAATATCGGATTAAAACGACCTGATGCTGTATATGAAGCTACATCAATGTTGGATAAAAAGAGAATTGTTAAAGAAGGTCAATATGCTGTTTTAGAAATTGATAATATTGATAATGTTGTTTACTATTATTACAAGAGAGAAGATGATAAATGGATTCGTGATGAAACCATTCCGGATAATTCTTTCTTCGGTTCTAATCAATTATTTTGTAATATTCAGCAAAAATGTATTCAAATCGATAAAAAATGTGCTGATACCGAATATGGTAGTGAACTAGTTAAAAAGGAATTAATTAAAGAAATGTTTGATGAGTTTGATTCTACATATAGTGAAAATATGGAAATGACTAAGAAAAAAATTGGTGAATTATGGAAGTCACAAATATATAGATTAACAAAACTTAGAACTATTAATAATTTTTTATTATATAAATACGAAAATGATAAACTTAAACAAATCAAAAATTTGGAGAATAGTGAACAAATTATCTCCCCAGTTGCTGGTTTATTGAATGTTATTATGGGTCAAGGTGATTTTGTTAAAAAACAACATGATATTGTCAAATTTGTCAAAAAATATACTAGACCAATGAATCCATCTATAGATACACGGAAAAATTGTAATACTGTTACTTGTCAAAGTGGTTGCGAATATTGGTTATATTGTAATGAAACCAATAGTAAATTATTACCAACATTTGTCTATACCTTGGCTAGTGTTTTTGTAGAAGATGGTAATTACTTTCAAACTATTACTGAAATTAAAAACCAACAAGGTGTTGAAGTAGATGATCGTATTGTTGATGAGCATAGTGGTCTTGAAATTGAGAAGATAGCTCTTAGCACTGATGAAGGATATGAGGATAGTGGATTTAAAACTCAGTCTAGAGAGATATTAGAACAAAATGCTGGCGATTCTTTATTTCAAACACCTAAAGAAAACAATTTAATCAAAAAAGAATTATTAGCTAATCCCAAAGGTAAAATAATTAATAATGTTATTTCATCAATTTCTAATTATATGGGTATTGTCTTGGACAATTATAGAGATGATATTATTCAACATACCTTAAAGGCATTAGACGAAACAGTTGATTCCGAAGATGTTCATGAGAATAATGTTAAAAATAAAATTAAAGCAGGTGGAAAAATGCCTTCCTATAAAGATGTTTTTAATAAATCATTAATGTCCTTTACATTGGCATATATCTCTCTTTATATTGCTGTATCTATTCCGTCAATTCAATCTAATAAAACCTATCCAGGATGTAAACGATCATTAGTTGGTTATCCTATTAATGGCGATGAGGATTTATCTAATATTACATATATTGCTTGTGTAGCAGCCGGTATTAAAACAAATATTTATCCATGGAAAGCTATACCAAAATCTGTTGATAAAATTACTATGGTTATTAAAAAAACATTAGATTCATATGTTTTAAAACAAGGTGAAATCAAAGTGTTGGTTAATGAAAAACAAAATTATTTATTACAAACTGAGGATGATTTTATTCCGATTGAACATGATATTAAAAATTGGATTAACTTCTTACCTCCATTACAAAACATAAAAAATAAAACACCTAGTAATCTAAGCGACAGTTTCCGAAATTCATTAAAAGAAGACATTAAAACTGGGTCAAAAGATCAATTTGAAAAAATGAAAGTGATTCAATCAAAGATGATATATTTTTCAATGGCTATTATTCAGTCAATTCAAAAAGTCGTTTCAAAGGAAAATCCAATACTAACAAACTCAAATAAGGATCCATTTCTTCAAAACGCTTGTTGTAATAGCGGTGAATATAGAACTATTGATTATTTTGTTAAAAAAGAACCATCTATTATTACCAATAATGATGTAGTTTCTTATTTATACAATATTAATTTTGATATGGTTAATATGGCACAAGCTACTCTATTAGTTGATCCTCAAAATAGTAAAATTAAGTTTCCACTTATTAGTAGTGAATTTTCTGAATCTACTATTATACAAGGTTTCATTGAATTCTGTCATTATAATACAGAAATACCAGTAAATAATCGGTTATTAGATTATTGTTTGACCAAACCAGAAACGTATGATAAACAAAAAACACTACAAGAAAATATTGAGATTATGAAAAAACATGATGTTTCCTATACATTAGAAGCTTTTAATCAATTATTAGATACTGTTAATAAGTTGAATATTGTTCCATTAGACTTGGTTCATTCGATCCCATCATGTTTATCTCAAATTAGAAATTTAATTGATTATATGATAGATTCCCAAAATTCCCTTGGACCAGATTTTTTAACATTATACAAAAATGTATTGGATACATATAGTATCGACGATGTTGAAGGTAATAGCGATGTAAGAGAATTAAGAAATTATCTTGGAGAGAATATTAAAATATTAGAAGATAGTGTTTTTGATTATTTTAATAAATATTCTGATGTATCTCAAAACCATAAAACTCAATTATTCGAATTTATTACTAATATTATGGATTTTAATATCAATGGAAATAACTATTTTACTAATGCAGATGATGAAACATTATACCGAGCTATTTCATTTATTAAAAATTCAATGTATGAATTTATTAATGTATTTCCAAATATTATTATAAATAAGGTAAATTACGAAGAAATTAAAATTCCTACCCATTGGAAATTATCGAAAGATCATAATAATGATGTGAAAGAAATTATAAAATCACATTATAAATCTTTTGAAAAATTTTATAAGGACTCTACTATATTACCTTATTTGAAGAAAAATGAACGCGAATTATTGGATTTTTTTAAATTGGTAGAATATACTAATTTATATGCTTCTATTATTCATTTAAATGGTGATGAAACATTATCTATATTAGATAATAGAACGGTATATCAATTATTCAAATATTTCTTTTTATTTATGATTAAACATCTTTTTGAATTAACAGATGATAAATCATTATTGAGAGAAATGATTATTCCTCCAAGTGAAGAAGATATTATTGTAACTACGGAAATGAATGAAGGTGATGACTTGGGTGAGATTACTGAATTAGATGTTGTTAGAGGTGAACAGAAATCTATAAGAGAGAAAATAGCCAATATATCAGTTACGATGCTTAATATATTCAAAAAGAATAAATCTACTATTAATTATAATGTAGACATGATTAAAGATAAAATTAATAGAAAGAAAGATAAGGAAAGGCATAAGATTACTTCTACATTGCGAGATATGGATAAAGAACATCGTGAAATAGAAAATTTATTTAAGAATCATCGTTTAGAAAGATGGAATAAGGGTTTACAAAAAGGATTAACTCAATATGTTGCTAAGACATATGATGAAGAACGTAAAGAGAGAGAAAATGAACAAATAATGGAAAAACAATGGGAAGAATCAGGATTATTACAACAAGCTGTAACAGCAGACATAGATATTATGACTCTAGAACATCAAGAAACAGAAACAACTGCTCAAAGAATAGATGATGAAGTATTTGATATGTCACATATATATGATGATGATGATAGAGGTGATGATGAACATGATGACGATTATCGATTAGAATTTGAAGAAGAATAATAAAATATAATAATAATGTTATAATATTTTATGTATACCCTGTTATATTATTAGACGGGTTAAACAAATTAAATGTTTTTTGGTGTAAATGAAATACCACACCCACAAGAAGATGCCAGTTTTTTATCAACATTATATATAAATTTATTTTCAAATATCCCTTTTTTATAATCTTCATTTATATAATCAATGGTAGTTCCAATAACATACATTTCTGCTACTGGTTCTATATAAAGTTTTACATTATCATTTGCTACAATATTTGGTTTTAATTTTGTTATAGATTCATAATCTTTTTTATCCATTAAATTTAAATTAAAATTAAATCCATTACAGCCACCAGAAGTTATACCAAATAAAAAACCATATTGATTATTTGATTTTAAAATAATAGAATTCATTTTTTTCCACGCATTCGAGGTAATATTGATAAGACTTTTCATATACATATATATTCATAATAAAAATTATATAAATATTTTTATTATCATTAATTGGATGGATAATCTATCTAAATTTCGTCCAGATATCCGTTTACAATTGTCTTCTAACGAATAGTTCCTGTGTGTTCTTTAAGCTCGATCCAAATATATTCATCATTCATCCAGAGCGGTTTTTCCATTATTCGGAGGTTGATCATCACTACAGCAGTCTAATAAAGCCTGAGCTGTGGCAGAATCTAAAACACCATTAACAGTCAACTTATGAACTGTCTGAAAAGCTTGTACTGCTTGATTTGTGGCAGCATTGTAAGTTCCTGATACAGCAAACTTTGGTGGATAGTGAGGAGAACTTACAGGATCATTCATCAACAAATTCTGTGCAATTATAACATCACTTCCTTCCATTTGAGGACTGTCCAAACAAAGAGGATGCGTCCAAGGTAATGGCATGGCAGGCGTGTCGTAGACACTATTGCAACCCAAGCTTGGAGGCTGACTCGTGGGAGGAGTTTTAGCGATTGTAAGGTCGTGAATGCTCTGGTTCACAAACGGAATCCAAAAATCACACTCTGCTTGCTTGAGAGATTGCACCGATTGAATATTATCATAGTCAACAATATTCAAAACCGATGGATTGGTATCTGTATATTGTGGCCAATCGGGCAACAGTTTATTATCTGTATGGTGTTCGTTAGGGTCACCTTTTTCAGACAGAAGAAAGTTGGTCCAATAGCTGGACATAATGTCCGACATCTTCCTATCTTTGATATTAAAAAATATATTCTTGAGATGCAACACAAAAGGCAATTCTGACCCATGAATCACTAAACCATCATTCTTGTTAGCGTAATTAGTCACATGTTGAAAGAAATACTGGAATACGGGCTGATGATTATGTAATTGTGTTGCGGCGTAGTTAGCTGGACAAGACATGGCTTCATCACCAAGCGAACGCATTCCAGCCCACCAGTATTCGGTTGCCCCGTCGAGTTCGGGATAGGTTTTGCCATCCAAATACACACCAGTTAGAACTTCTTGGCCAGCAGCATTAACATCATATAATGTCCAATAGTCGTGTAAGTCGTCCATAGTAGCATCCTTTTGTAGGTCGCAGAACATTGAACCTTCATCTCGATTGGTTCCAAACATAATAGGCACTTTATTAACGTCACCATTAGCTGCTGCAATCCATGGATGAACCGTTGCTTCTACGCCATCAATAGTTGGACCAAAGATAAAAGGATCTGAAGAACTGACATCGCCAGCAATAGCTTTATAGACAGTATTGATTTCATCGAGACTAAGTGCCTGTAAGCACTCAATGTCTTGAGCAGTACACTCAACAAAAGAGATGAAAGCGTCATAATAGTTTTGTGCATGGGGCATAGGCTGCATATTCCATTCAGCAAAGGCGCCTGATTCCAGCACGGCACGAGAATACAAGCCAAAACTTTTCTTCATCGTCAAATGCATTGTCATACTACCTGCTCCTGCGGATTCTCCAAAAATCATCACCTTGTCAGCGTTTCCACCAAAGGCTGCGATGTTTTCCTTCACCCATTGGAAAGCGAGGCGTTGATCTTGGATACCCATATTACCTGTAGAACTGTCTTGGGTATCGAGGACCCGTAATTGCGAGGAACCCAAGAAACCTAAAGCACCTAGTCTATAGTTGATAGTCACGACGATACCCTTACCATCCATAAAGTTTACCAGAGGTCCACCTGGATAAAGATTTCCACTACCAGACATATAAGAACCACCATGAACAAAAATAGCCACAGGTAGTAGATTTCCGCTATCGACAGCTTGTGTGGTTGCATTCGTCCCCGTGAAAATATTTAATAGGAGACAGTCTTCACTACAGCCAGTATTAGTACAACTACTTTGGGGACATACGAAACCCAATTTTGTAGCGTCGATGACGTCATTGGTAGATGGTGTATATATCAATGGTGGAGCAAAGCGCAAAACTCCTTCGGGTGATTGTCCATAGCGAATGCCTCTAAATGAGTCACCATCGTGCTCGGTTTTACCTTGGTATTGAACCCCATTATTAAGTTTTACTAACGGGCCTTCAGACGCTCCGACAAGTGAAGTACACATCATACAAAAAGCAAAAGAACAAAATACATTTATAATTAGTGTAAATGCCATACTAATTTATATATTATATTGAATTAAAATAATATATAATTAAATACATTTTTTATATACTATTATCTTCTTTTAGATTATGCAGTAAGTCCCTACATATGTAGGGAGAAAATATGAACTGAAAAAAAGACACTGTCAATGATACTTGTAGGTATTTTCATTTTTACTTTTTTTCACAGACCTAAATTGGAAAATCAAAAAAGGACATCAAAAAAGAATGTCCATTTTTAAATATTGAAAATAGAATTGGAAAAGTTGGTAAAAAAGTGGTTTACAGCATAAAGCTCTCATTTTCATTTCAGAATATTTCATTTTGTTATTGTTATTTTTTAAAGTATTTATGAAAGTATTTAGGGAGATTTTTATGTTCTAATAATATAGAACACTTTAGAATGATTTTATCTCCAAAAATATCCAAAAAAAATACTTGCGATATATGTGATTATCAATGTAGCAAGAAAAGTGAATGGGAAAAGCATGTATTGACTCGTAAACATATAAATAGAACAAAATTGAACGGTTTAGAACAAATAAATATCCAAAAATCTCAAAAAATATTTGCTTGTGAATGTGGTAAAGAATATTCTGCTAGAAATAGTTTATGGTATCATAAAAAAAAGTGTTTCATTGTTCAAGGGGAAGAAAATGATGTAGATCATATAGTAAAAATAAAGGAAAATTCCACCGAAGTAAATCAAGAATTTACTCAAAAAATGATTGAAACTGTTATGTCACACAATCATGAATTTATGAATATGTTTATGAATAAAATGATGGAAGTAATGCCTCAAGTAGGTAATACTAATACTAATACTAATCATAGTAATAATAATACCCATTCTCATAATAAAACTTTTAATATCAATATGTTTTTGAACGAGCATTGTAAAAATGCTATGAATTTAACTGATTTCATTGAATCTCTCCCTATAACAAATAAAACATATGATGAAACAATAGAAAATGGCTTAACAAAGACAATAACGAATATGATGGTGAATGGATTAAAGAAATTAGATGTCCTGGATAGACCAATACATTGTACTGATATAAAACGAAAAACACTGTACGTAAAAGAATCAGATATTTGGGAAAAAGATAAAGAATGGAATAAATTATTGGAAGCTATACAACAAATAGCTTCAAAACAAAGAATGTTAATAAGTAAATGGCAAGAAGCCAATAAAGGATGGGAAATAGAAGAAAATATCCAAACAAAATTAACAACATTAGTCTATAATGTAATGACAGACATAGAGAATAACGAAAAGGAAACAAAAAGGATAATAACTGCTATTGGGAATAAAGTATATCTAGACGAAGAAATAAAGAATAAATATTTGTAAATACATTTTTGATATACACCTTTGAATGGATTTCCCGATGTAAAAGAATAATATTTACATTTACAAATATTCATCCTCTAATATTCCAATAATCATTTTCAGACATGCTTTCACCAAATATGGGGGATTAAATTCACTATTTACCTACATATCAAAGCATCATTATCATCATAAAAATATTATGACTCTTTAGATGATGTAGTGATTCCACTACATAATGTAGTGTAGAAAAGTCAACTGAAAAAAGTGAACTGTGTTTGATACTTGTAGGTATTTTGATATGTACTTTTTTTCACAGACCTAAATTGAAAAATCAGAAATGGACATCGAAAAAGTATGTCCATTTTCAAATATTGGAAATAGGATTGGAAAAAGTTGTAAAAAAGCGGTTTAGAGCATAATGCTCTGATTCCAAAAAAAATAATTTTTGATTTGTTACTGAAAAAAAATATAAATATATGAAAACAATTTAGGAACTTTTGTGTGTAGCATATATATGCTACATAATGCTACATGCTCGGCGTCACAAATAACCATTAAATTTTATTGCGATTCTTGTGACTTTGAATGTAGGAAGAATAGTGAATGGAAAAGACATTTAGTCACTACAAAACACAAAAATGCTACAAAAATGCTACATAATGCTACATGTCCAGATTATTTACAGGCTAAATCTCAGTCAGGCGTTAAAACGCCTAATAAAAACGCCACAGCATTTTACAGCTGTGAATGTGGAAAGGCATATAAGCAACACAGTAGTCTTTATCGTCATAAAAAAAAATGCTTCATCACGGAAGCAATTCCTGAAGTAAATTCTCAGGTTTTGGAAGTATGTAAGGAAAATCAAACCGATTTTAAAGAATTAGTTTTATTACTTTTAAAGGAAAATAAAGATATCCAAAAGAATTTTATTGATTTAATACCTCAAATAACAGGTTATAGTAATAGTCATAATACAATAACTAATAATACTACAAACAATAATCAGTTTAATATTAGTATGTTTTTAAACGAGCATTGTAAAAATGCTATGAATTTAACTGATTTTATTGATACATTACCAATAACAAATGAAACATATAATTGTACTATTGAAAATGGATTAACAAAAACAATTACTAATATGGTTGTAGATGGATTAAATAATATGGATGTTTTAGAACGTCCAATTCATTGTACTGATGCTAAACGAAAAATATTGTATATTAAAGATGATAATATTTGGGAAAAGGATACAGAATTGAATAAACTATTACACGGAATTAAAGGAATAGCTTTGAAACAACGAACAATGATAAACAAATGGCAAGATAAAAATACAGGTTGGGATCAAGATGAGGATTTACAAACCAAACTAACCAAATTAGTATTTAATTCAATGACCTCTATTGAAGATGATGAAAAAGAAACTAATAAGATAATACGGGCTATAGGTAAGAATACATATTTAAATAATGAGATTAAAGACCAGTATAAGTAAATTTTTATATAAAAATGTTTAAAATTATATAAAAATTATTTACATTTGAGTAGAACCAACGCACATAGAGTATAGTAATCTATTGGTGAAGTATGCTAAGAATGTAGGAAGAGAAACTAATACAATTTGGAAAAGTGATTCTCTCTTCTTATCAAAGAAGAATATGTATAAAGCTGATAACAAGATATATACTAAAAGTATGAAATTAATAACAGTTAGATAGAAGAAATAGTCACAGTATATTTTTCCTAAAGGGGCAAAAGGAGTTTGAAGAAAGCTATCTGATTGATCCATTATACTATAATTGAATAAAATAAATTAAATATGTTATTATTGAAAAAAAATTCATTATATATATATAATGAATTGTGCTTTTATTAGAAAAAATATTAATAGTTTTGCGATATTAATCTTTTTAGTGTCTTTTTTATGTTTAAATTATTTTCAACCGCCATTTCTATATAATAAAGACGGTTCTTTACGAGAATTTGGATTAGGACAAAGAAGAAAAACTATATTGCCAATATGGCTATTAAGTATAGTTTTAGGAATACTATCGTATTTATTAGTTTTGTATTATATTACAATTCCTAAATTTAGGTAAATTATTTACTCATATGTTTTGTAAATTATTTGACCATCTTGTTTCTTCTTTTGAGCTTCAGCCATTTCTTTTTCTTGTTGAACATATTCATCATGTCTTTTCTCCATCTCCGCAACAGATTGAGTACAACCTGAATTTAGAATATAATTATAACTCACTGATGTGACTAATATTCCTGTTAACGCATACCACATAAATTGTGCTATTTCTGTTTTCATTTTAATATATCCCATCAATTCATTATAATGGTGTTCTCCTACACCTGATTTTAATAAACCTCCTTTTTTCATCGTTTCCCACCATAATGGTAAATTACTAAGGGTCATTGAATTAATAATTAAAGATTTGTCTTCATAAACATTGTTAATAGCTGTTATCATATCTGCTTTTTGAGGTCCAAGATCTAATGTTTTTCTGTCTTTTATAATACTTTTAAAAAAGCCATTGATACCAGTTATATATGCGAATAAATATCCAATTGTATTGGAAAATGGACTTAACCAACTAGGAAATGCCATTAATAATACATTTAATAAACCAAATATAAATAACCATGGTATTAGTGTTGTTTTTAAAGCAATACTATATTGTGTAAACCCACAAATTTCATTCGTTAATCCTAAATTAATGAAGAATTGAACCACGATTAATACTAGAAAATAAATTCCAGTCCATATTTTAATCATACTAGGAGATTTAGTGTAATATTTAAAGATAGAATAGGCTAGAGTTATTATTAAAAAGAATATAATTGATGCTGTTGGGTCTGCTGATGCCATATAATAAATATGTATAATTTAATTTGAAATAATAAGGTTATAATTTAATGGACACATTAAGAAATATTCGACCACGCTTAATAGAACCAGGAGTTAAATATTTCATGAGCTCTACTTTAGAACAATGTCATAATTTCAAGTATAAATATTATAACTTATTATATAATTTAGGACTATTGTTAGCATTTCTTCTTGTAGTAGGTTTAACTTTATATTTAAAATATAAAAATAAGAATGATTTAAAACTTCAAGCAGAAAAGAAAAGAAAAGAACAAGAATACTTATTAAATAAATTGAGATTTATGCAAGACTATAAAAAAAATCAAATGAATGATATGATGTCCGATCTTTCTAATTGGCAAAATAATCCGGAAGTTCAATTTTTCAATAGAAAAATATTAGCTTAGTTTATATGACTAGTCAAGAAGATAACAATAGTATGAATTCTATACAAATAAATTCAGATAATATACCTGTAACATCAGATAAAGAAAGCCCTGAGTATTTGGAAAAGTTGAATCAATATTATTCAATTAAACATAATTATGAAGTTAAGAAACAAGAAAAAATAAATAAAATTATTAAAAATCCAGAATTATCATTAAAACAAAAACAAGAAGCTTATTCTAAAGTTAAAATGAATTGTATTAATTGTGCTAGAAGAGTTGGAACTATTTTTGGAAATAATGATGGTGTATTATCTGCTATTTGCGGAGATAAAACGAATCCATGTGCTTTAAACATTAGTATTAATACAGGAAAATTTGTTCCATTACATGAATTAATATATGCTTTTCAAGATGGCGTTGATTCTAGTAAAACTGATATTATAATTGCCAAATTAGATTTGTTATTTGGATATGAAAATGAAACAATGGTATTATCTCTTTTCAAAAAAATTAAAAAGGAGTTAACTGATGATTTAGAAAGTTTAATGATGTATAGAACTAAGTTTATTGAAATTATTGAAAATCTTGACAATAAACCCCAAATTCAAGTAAAAGTAGCTTTGTATTATGATAAAATTGATTTAATTAAAAATACTATTGACGAATTTGATGAAACTGGGCAAATAAATCTTATTAAAGATATGATAGGCGTATATCAAGATGAATTAATGCCAATCATAAATGATTTAAATAATTTAAAGTATAAATATTATGCTATGGAGTTTAATGAAACTGATAATACACATCATTTAATAAAAAAAGAATATACCCTTTCTCAATTATTAGATACATTTGTAGAACCAGTTGTAAATAGTTTTGAAATTAATAAAACTGGTATTAATTCAGAAACGGTTAATATGGATGAATTAAAAAATATGGGAAAAAGACTTCAAGTTGATGATATTGATTGGGGCGATGACGATGATGAACAAGAATCAAAACAAGAATCAAAACAAGAATCAAAACAAGAATCAAAACAAGAATCAAAGGGAACTATTCCAAAAATTAAAAGAATTGTTAATAATTCTAATGGACAATATGGCAATAAAGATGTTATTATGTTTGGTGATAAGGTTATTGTGACGGAGAATGATTATGATGTAAATCAAGGAATTATTGAAAATAATGAAAAGATATCAATTGAATCATCAAATAATAAAGAAAAATATCAACAAGAAATGATTTATGTAGCTCCTAGTCATCCTGAATTAGTTGCTATAGATAAGAATACTGGTGAGATATTTGTAGTTGATCTAAATACGATATTTGTAGTTGATCTAAATACAATACCTAAATATACACCACCTATATCTATAGAAGGTGTATCATCAACATCACCTATAGAACCACCTCCTTCACCGCGCACACCAGATGGTGTATCATCAACATCACCCCTAGAGCCACCACCTCCTCATTTATTGAAGAAAAGTATAATTGATGATGATGATGAGTATAATATAGGCGATTAAATTCAAATTTATAATAAATTTTTAATAAATAATTATTATAAATGAGATTAATTAATTTACCTGCGTTCTTAATAAGTTTTTTATTTGGAATATTATATGTTTACTTTACAAATCCATCTCCTGATAAAATAATTGTATATCCTACTGACGATAATAAACAACTATTTCAGTTTAGGGATAAAGTTAACAATTGTTTTCAATTAAAGCAAAATGTAGTAAAGTGTTCAAATGATGTTGAAGAAATACCAATTCAATTATAGATTATAGTTTATATTTTCATATTATATATGGAATTTAAGAAATTTTTTAATACTGAATCTGGAAAAATTATAATTTCTATTTTATTAGGATTAGGATTGGCCACATTATTTAGAAAAAATTGCGATGGTAGAAGTTGTTTTGATTTTATAGCCCCAACTTTAGATGATATTAAAAAAAAAAAATATAAATACGGAAATAAATGTTTTAATTATGAACTAGAATCTGTTATTTGTGATAATAAAAAGAAATATGTAGATTTTGCGTAAATATATATTTCTATCAATCTTATTAATATATTAGATATGACTGATACTACCAATCTTAATGATTTACCCACCGATCCTATGAGTGGAGGCGGGGAGGAAAATGTTGTTTTACAAACAAGTGAAAAAACCGGTCAATATGATCCGAATTCCGCTTCTTCTACATCAGGAAGTGACATTTATGATCAAAAAATGATGAACGAAGTTGTAACCGGTATTCAACAAGCAAATGCTAATGGTGGATTAGAATTACCTTCTAGGGATATTCCTACAAATACTGTTCATTTTGCGGATGAAGCAGTTCAACCAAATTATGTTCCACGGAAAGAACAAGAAGATTATATTCAAAATACAGATACCGAGCAAGAGATTTTAGCTAGAAGAATGAAAAATAATAATTCTCGTGATTCTTTAGAGATTTTATATGATGAATTTCAAATACCTATTATCATTGGATTATTGTATTTCATTTTTCAATTACCTGTTGTTAGAAGTAAATTAACAACTCTTATACCAGCATTATTTAATAAAGATGGAAATCCTAATTTATCAGGCTATATTTTTAATAGTGTATTCTTTGCTGTTTTATACTATGTAATATCTAAATCTATGTCACACCTTCAAAGCATTTAATAGGTTATTAGAAGTGATATATTAAAAAATTGATATAAAAAAGTAATATTTATTTATATTAATTATAAAAGAGAATGAGTAACGAATTAAGTGAACACGATTATATTATGGTAAAGGATGCTTTGAATGCTATAAAGATAGCAGAATGTGAAGACTTTGTCAAAAAATTTGACAATAATGATACAGGATTTATGTTTTCAGAGCATCCATCAACTGATAAAATTTACCAAAATATTAAATACGGGGGTCATTCAGGTTGTTCTATGGCGTGTACAATGAGAAATGCGCAATATTATTTAAATAATATGGATGAATGGGCTGTTATCGAATCTAATTTTGAAAATATTCCTCCTCCAGCTTCCAATACATGATATACAGTTTAATTAATAATAATTTAAAGTATAAAAGATATTATTAATATAATGGAAAATTCCCATATTACTGTTATGGACGCTTTTACAGATGGAAATGATATTGTAACATCGTCTGATGTTTTTGAAGAAAGAATGAACGATGAAGTTAATTATGATAGCTTAACCGATTTAAGTAAAATGAGATTTAAATTAAATTTATTAGAATCAATGGTTTATAATGATTCTTTTTATTTGAAAAAATCAGTTGATAATGACATTCCAAGAAATAATCCAACAGATGATGAAGAAATAATGATTGATAATATAAAAAAGAGAATAGATGAATTAGAATGTGGTGTAAATGTGTTTATTAAAAAGAAACAATGTCAAAATAGGTTAGATAATTTAGAACCCCTAATTATTTCTTTATTACAAAATGATTTATTTACAGAGAATTAAGTTAAAAACCACAACCATAGCAATCACTAGCAAATATACAGTCATTTGCTCCACCACCAGGGAATTGACATCCCCATCTATCATTACCTACATTAGTACAACCGTCTTTACATGTGCTTCCAAACCAATAGGCACCTGTTAACCAAGGAACATATCTGGGAGCATATCCAGGATAATAATCTGGAGAATATCTTACGAATGGTGGTGGTCTATAACTATATCCCAAATTACCACCATACCATCGTCTTCCTCCTCTTCCTCCTCCTCTTCCTCCTCTTCCTCCTCTTCTATGACCTCCACGTCCCCCGTGACCACCCATATGACCACCCCCTCCTCTACCTCGAATACCTTCTAGGATGCTAAATGTTTCTTTTACCGGATCACATACAATAAGTATTAATATAAATACAAATAATATAATTATACTGATATATTTCATATAATTATACATTAGATTTAATTGTTAATTATGACAAATATAAAGACGAATTTGTGAAAATTATAATTTAACTATTTCAACATTAGATATAGTTTGAAAATATTTAACTAGAGGATCGTTTTTATAATCATTAAAATAATTAATTTTTTTAATTCCAGCCGCACACAACATTTTCATACAATGAATACAAGGATAATGTGTAATAAAAGCTTCACAATTATCGCTGCTGACACCTCGTTTAGCACAATCAGTAATTGTATTTTGTTCAGCGTGAACAATAGCTTGTTCATGGTCATTAACCACTTTTGATTCATGTGGTGCTCCAGGTAGAAATCCATTATATCCTTGAGCAATAATTCTGTTATCTTTTACTAATATACAACCAACTTTTAATCTATTACATGGTGAACGTTTAGATGTTGTTAATGTAATTTCTTTAAAATATTCATTCCAAGAAGGTCTATTCATATAGAATAACGAGAGAAAATGAAAAATAAATGTAAACTTAAAATAATGGCCTTAAAAGCATTTATATGTAGTTTAATTAAAAATGTTCCAAAAAAAAATATACCGAAAGATATGGATTTAATTTTAGATGGAGGTGCATTTAACGGTGTTTATATGTTAGGAGGGTTATTTTACATTAAAGAATTGGAGGAACGAGAGAAAATAAATATTAAAAGAGTATCTGGATGTAGTATTGGAGCTGTATTAGGATTGTTGTTTATTTTGAATAAAATGGAGGCTTCTATTGATATTTCTACATATGCTTTCAAATGTTTACGAAAACATCAACACTTGAAACAATTAATAGAAACAATTAAGAATAAATTTAATGAAATAGTTCAAGATGATGATATAGATAAAATAAACAATAAATTTTATTTAACCTATTTTGACACAGTAAAAGGTAAACAAGTAATAAAAAAAACATATAAATCAAAGGAGGATTTATTAAATTGTTTAATAAAATCTCTCTATGTTCCCTATTTAATAGATAAAAAGTTAACAGATAGCGACGGTTGTATAGATGGAGCATTTCCTCATATTTTTAAACCAAAAAAAAATAGAAAGATACTATTTTTAAATCTTCAGAGTCTGGATAAAATAAAGAAAATGATATTTATAAAACATGAAAAGAATATTTATCCAAGATTATTGGAGGGATTAATGGATACGCATAATTTTTTTGAAACAAATAAGTCTAATAATATGTGTAGCTATGTAAATGACTGGGGACTATTAGATATTTTATTTTTTAGATTGAGAGAAATTATCTATGTAACATTGGTTTATATTTTCAGATTGGGATTAAAAATAGACACATTATTTCCTGAAAGTTGGAGGAAAGATCCATTTATTAGACAACATATTTCTGTATTTAAAAACATTTGGAGAGATATAATTTTATATCTAACTGTTTAAATGTTTCAATAAAAACTAATTTTCTAATAATTTATATCCATCAAATGGTTTAGATTGAAATGGTCTTGTTATTTTATGGGGTAATAATCCATTAAATAAATAACAGTAACATTTACCATCACCCATATGCCAGGAACCAAAATAACCGTCAGCACAACTACAATAGCCATTGTCTACTTGGGATTGTATGGGTGTTTTCATACAGAAATCCATTGGATATCCTTGTTCAATACAAGTAGTATACGATTCAAAACCTTCTTTAACTGGAACAGATGAAACGAATAGAGAGACAATAAATATAATTATAAGAAAAATAATTTTATTGTTCATATAATTTATTTAAATATTAAAAATATTGAGAATATTTTTTCTTGTTTTATTTGATTTTCCTTTTTTCCCTGTTTTACTTTTTTTCCCTGTTTTACTTTTTTTCCCTGTTTTACTTTTTTTCCCTGTTTTACTTTTTTTATTTTCTTTTTCTTCATGTTTTTCAAATGGAATATAACGCAAAAACCAGGATTCATACTCTTTGGAATCTCGTTTGTTTTTAAGTTCTTTATATTTTAAGGCTTTTGTATTTCTCATTTCTTCCAAAGTATCTTGTTTACCATAACAATTTATACTAAATCTTTTTAATAATCCTTTTTGTTGAAGTCTATTTTTTTGTTGAACATCAAACAGATATTGAGCCATACATAATATTCTATTGACATCATAATAACTTCTATCACTGTAATAGAACGCAAAATAAAAACTTAACATAGTATCGATAGTAGCTACACGAATAGTTTTGTTTCCTTTTTTGATAACATTGTAACTATGACAAGCTAACGGTTTATATATAAAGGCAACTGTTTCGTCAATATTATCAATCTTTACTTTAATTTCATAATGAGGCGCAATCAATTCACCAATACCATCATGTTTAATTAATTTAACACCTTTATAATCAAAATCCTCTAATCTTTCTTTTAAAATTACAGCGGCTTGTTCAGGTTCTTCGGCCAAAACATCAAAATCAGGGGTTTTTTGAAATAATTTTTTTTGTTTCGTTGACATATATGATGAATATAGAAAACTAGCATATCCGCCAAAGAAAATTAGTCCTTGATCGATAAAAGAATCGCGAACAACATAATATAATTTTTCTTCTTTTTTAGAATCTATTTCTTCAAATTGTCTTTGAAATTCTTTAGGATCACAATGTTTTCCTCTTAAAGGATAATTTTTATTTAATAGTAACAGCCGTTTTAATACTTTTTCCCAACGGCTTATATCTCCAGCAGGTCTAGATAATTCTAAATACATATTCATGCGAAGATAAGTTGGAGGACAATATAATATACCATACACACGAATCGCCGATTTTTGTATTCTTTTAAAAAGAGCCCTTTCTAAATAAGTTATATCTGCTACAGGAATAAAATTAACATAAACTTTATAAGTTCCATGATGAACTCCTGCTTTAGCTTCAACCTCTTGAAATCCTTCCTTATAATAGATATCTGCTAATTCTTTGGCATCGTCTAACGCGTCAGGTGAATAAAAGTCATAATCAGGTATTTCAATATCTTTATTATAAAATTGATCGGCTAATGGTAATATATTATTGATAGCAGTTCCACCATAACAAACAAGTTTTTTCTTTTTAAGAAAGTCTTCTAAAATGGCTATTATTTTTTTAACATCAGGGTCACTGACAACTTTTTTACCCTTTTTTTGTTCAGCAATATCAATAGCCTCTCTTAATATTGCTAACTCTTTTTCTTCTAATGTTAATTTTGGGTTGTTACAATACGACATATATATATATATATTTATTATAGAAAAATATATATACTCTTGATTATTTAGTATTACAAATATTAGACACTGAACGAATAATAATCTGTAGAATGAGTCCTGGTTGTAAATGAATTTTCAGGGGCTTGAGGAGTAGGAGCAGGAACAGTAACAGGAATATAACGAAGATGTTCGGGTTTTAGAGAAAAAGAATGACCTACTTTATCAAAGAACAAACTATAGAATTGCATATTGGCATCAAAATTTTGAAAACACATACCGACCCATTGACATCCATAACTGAAGTTCAACGCAGATGATGGATTACTATCATAGACACTTAAATCAGGCATAGATAGAGTCATATTTTTCTTATTGTATTCAATAAGTTCTTTGGAATCGGGTGTAAATTTAATATCATAATCTCTCGATGCTCTTAAGAAAATAGAATTAGAAGCAATATTAACATACTCTTTAAGAGGGGTTTCTTCGAAAAGTGGATTAGATCTATCTACAGAGATGATAATTTTTTGTGCAAATTCTTTCAAAGGAACTGCTCCTAAATTATGACCAGTATATTCATAACTATATTCCTTTCCTAATAATTTAGACTCGATTGTGGAATAAATAGTATCTGCCATTTGATCATATATTTTTTTATTATTACTAGATATTCTAAAATGTAATATTAATGGGTCGTTTGGACATGGACAAGAACCTCCGCTAAATGCATAAGAATTTATAATATTCAAGGCATCTTCAAAAGGCACTTGATTATACATTTCCTTAGTATGGAAATTTGTTACAGAAGATGTAGCAATTACAGGTTTATCATTAACTGAATAAATTTCAAAATCCAACACTCTAGCACCTTGAGCAATACAAGTTTTCAAAGCACATACATTAACCCAATCATTTTTAAATTGACCTCCACAACAGCAATTATATGCTGTTTTAATATAATAATCTCGAAGTAAGTATTTATAAGCAGCATCATCAGGATTAAAAGACGATAATTTTGGGAAACCTGTGTATATTTTTGATAGATTATCACAATTGGCATTATTTAATCTCATCTTATTGGTGGCATAACCAAAAAAGGCAAATATTAAAAGAGCTGCAATAATATAGGATATATATTTAATTGTAACAGCTTTATTTTGTTCTAAATTCAATTTGGAAAACATTTGTTTAGCTTTTTCTATCATACTTATATTAGGCTATGAAAAAATTCTTCCATATAAATTACAAGATTTTCACTAAATATAATTAATGATATTAAAGAAAGTTAAATATATATTGTAGTTAAGTATATATAGATATGGCTGGAGGACTATTAAACATAGTATCTTATGGAAATCAAAATGTTTTTTTGAATGGAAATCCTTCGAAAACATTTTTTAAAACAACATATAAAAAATATACTAATTTTGGTTTACAAAAATTTCGGACTGATTTTGATGGGTTAAGAAATTTGAGAATGTCTGAATCATCAAATTTCACTTTTAGAATTAAACGGTATGCTGAATTACTAATGGATACATATTTAGTAGTAACATTACCTACGATTTGGAGTCCAATATATCCTCCACAAAATTGTACTGATAATTGGGCACCTTATGAATTTAAATGGATTGATAATTTGGGAACATTAATGATTGAAGAAATAGAAATCTCAGTCGGAGGACAAGTATTAAATAGATATACTGGCGCATATCTACAAGCATTAATTGAAAGAGATTTTACACTTAGTAAAAGATTATTATATGACGAAATGACTGGTCATACTAAAGAATTAAATGATCCAGGAAATAGTGGACAAAGAGTTAATACATATCCAAATGCTTATCACACAAATAATCCAGCAGGTCCTGAACCATCTATTCGTGGTAGAAAAATTTATGTTCCAATGAATACTTGGTTTACATTAGCAGCAAAGATGGCATTTCCTTTGATATCATTACAATATAATGAATTGGAAATAAATGTTCGTATTCGCCCAGTTAATGAATTGTTTTGTATTCGTGATATTACTGATCAGGTTAATGATTTTCCGTATATTAAAGCAAATTTTAATAACTCATTAGAACAATTTTATCGATTCTTACAACCGCCTCCGGATATATCATTAAATGGTTTAACTGGACCTGATGCTTCTTATAAAGATAGACGAACTAATTGGAATGCGGATATTCATTTATTATCAACATATGCGTTTTTATCTGAAGAAGAATCCAAACTGTTTGCTTCTAGAGAACAAAGATATCTATTTAAATCTATTTATCAATGGGATTATTACAATGTGACTGGAACACAGAAAGTCAAGTTGGATAATACTATGGGTATGGTCGCTTCTTGGACATGGACTTTTAGACGAAATGATGTTCATTTAAGAAATGAATGGAGTAATTATTCAAATTGGGCATATCATAATGTGTTGCCATACGAAATACAACCAGCTGATGGTAGTGGTAATTGGGTTCCTCCTATTACATGTGATCTAACTACTGCTGCAGGTATTGGTCCAGGTTATGATCCTTCAGGTGGATTAAGTTCTGGTCTTTACATATCTGGTGTATATAATCCTGCTAACCAGAAAGATATTTTATTAAACTTAGGTATTTTATTAGACGGTAAGTATAGAGAAAATGTAATGGATGCGGGTGTATATCAATATGTAGAAAATTATAGATCATCATCTGGAGTATCAACAAATGGATTATATTCATATAGTTTTGCCTTGACAACTGATCCATTTGACTTTCAACCATCTGGAGCAATCAATATGAGTAGATTTAATGATATTCAATTAGAATTTACTACATATCAACCTCCATTAGATCCATCAGCACAATTTTATACCATATGTGATCCATCTGGAGGAGGGATAATTGGTGTTAATAAATCTAATTGGATGATTTATGATTATAACTACGACCTTACAGTTCATGAAGAAAGATATAATATAATAACATTTGTAGGTGGAAATTGTGGCCTAATGTATGCCCGTTAAATATAATTAATCAAATAATTTTAATTGTTTAATTATATGTTTATCTTAACATACTAGTTCCTATACCAGAAATACCTCGTTTTAAATCTCCATGTTTATATTTTGTTTCACTATTATTTTTAAAATTATTATTTATTTTTGGAGTTTTTGTATCATGTAGTTTACATTGTAGACCTTTATATGGACTCGCTGACCAAGCTAAATTAGCTGAATACACACCACAATCAGTAAACATTCCGGTAGCTGTTTTTCTACAAGGATAGTCCACAGTAAATTTATAGTCATTTGGATGACCAAATTCTGTAGTTGGTAGTATATAATTTCCATTTTCAGCGGTTGGATAATCTCCCATCATATCTTGGTAATTACCATTTTTTTGAATTATTGGGGATGGATTAGATGGTTTTAAATTATTAATTTGTTTTTCAGTATAACCATTACTTACAACTTTGTTTTGTGTTTCTCTCCAAAACTTTAGATCTGATGTTCCAATAGGATTAGAACCAGGTGGTTGAATTATATTTTCAACATCCTGAGGTGTAAATCCTTCTTTGTTTCCCAAAAAGATACTCTTTTGAAAACCATATTGTTGATATATAAAATAAATAAATACTAGAAATACAAAAAAAATGAATGTTTTTTCGTCCATATAACTATCTATATATTTTATACTTAATAAAAAAATGAGTTTACTTGTTGGGAAACACTCATACATGTTGTACATTTTGATATTTGTTTAATTATTGAGGGTATTAATATAAACATAAGTGCTTCTAAGACCCCCTAAATAGTCAAGAATAGTATCATTTAAGTCACCTTTAAAACATTGTCAAAATCAAGTTCCTCACCATATTCGATTTTATTCATTATAAATATATTGATAAACCGTATTTAATATATTCATATTTTACTTTTCCTTTTTTTAGTTTTTGAACTTCGCTGTTTAGTTTTTTTGGTCTTCTTACTAATTAATTTATCAACATATTTAGACTTACAGTGTTCATACAAATTTTTATCCGTTATATATTTTTCAATACCTGGTGTAGTAAATTTTTGAATATTTTTAAGAGATGAATAATAAACATCTAACTCTTCGCGAACACGATTACCCGCAGCTGCCTTGTATGCTTCTGGAACTAAATGTTTAGGTAGAAATATAATTCTATCCATAATAATTTTTTTTAATCCAGTAAATTTAGCTTCATTTTTATTTGATACAATATAATTTTGAATATCCTTACTAGATATCTTATGAGATTTAAAATATTGTTTAATTTGTGGAGGATATTCTTCATTAGCACCTTTTAATAATTCACCAAGATTCATACTTTTATAAACATAATCTTCTGTTTGATTTACACCTATTAATTCTGCCGAAAATATATCAAAAACAATAGAATTAACAGAAAATAATAGTTTTAAGGTGTCTTGCCAATAACCCTTAAGTCGTTGTATAATATTTTCAATACTACCAGATAGATAAACATTTTTTTTTCCCTTTTCAGAAAAGTATTTTAAACTTTCTAATGTTGTTCTAGATATCTTATGTTTTTTTCCGTGCTTAATCTCAGAATCATTCACTATAAATTTAATATTAGAAGGAACATTATAATTTTTATTAATAAATTCTACTAAATTTCTTAACATATGTAATCTATCATCTTCTTCTACGCATCTTACCCAAGGCTTATTGTAGTATTTATTTGTAGGAACGAAATGATATTCTATATTATATTTATTATCAAATTTAGAGGATAAATAAGTTGCCATATTAAATGCTAATTTACCTACTGCTCTAGTCGGTGGTGAAAAAACACCACCATCCCAGATATATAATGTTTTTGATTTATTAGACATATTCCTATTATATACGAATAAATTATTATAATTATATTTATTAAATATATATATGAGTTCTACTGAAACAGAAAATACAAAAAATACAGAAAATACAGAAAATACAGAAAATACAAAAACTAAAGATTCAGAAGTAAATGAATGGGGAAAATTTGGTATGAAAGTATTGCAGACATTTATACATATTTTAATAGTTGGGTTATTAGGAGCAAATTTTGTTTATTTTACTAGAATAAATCTAGATTTATTTTTTCCAAGTGAGCCCTCGCAGAGGCCTTATGTAAATGAAACAAAATCTGGCTTTAAACTACCAGCAATTTTTTCATTTTTAACATCAGGTAAAGATTCTAGTAAAAAAACACCTGATAACAAAAATATTGGTAGCTGTGGTGCTCCAATCGATTTTACACAAAGTAAATTATTTGAAAATAAATATTTTAGTGGTATGTTTAAATATGGTTTCCCTTATTCAATGGAAAGTAAAGAAGATACATTTGGCGGAATCGTATCTAATTGGTTTGTAAATAAGGTTAAATATTCATATGTTTGGTTAAGACAAGTAATCAAAGTTATTATAGAATTTACTGGGTCAACTTGTGCTATGGTTCCTGATTCTATGAGGTCAATAGTTCCATTCATAGTAGGTCCAATGGCAATAGGACTTATCATGTTTATAGTTTCAATGTGGTGGATACCAACAATGGTTAGTATTTTTTGGAATGAAAATCAAGATTTGGGTATGTTCATTTCAATCATTGGTCTATTCTTTGGTTGGACATGGTTTCTTCCAATTATGTTATCATTTATTCAAATGATTGGTGTTATGTTTAGTTTCATATTAATCCCCCCAATGTTGAATGGTAAGAAAATAATGGAAATAATGGGAGAAAAATTTAATAGTTATTACTTGACAGTATTATTTTTGATACTAATAATAGTAGCAGCATTTACAAATTTAAATCCGATTATAGCAGTTGTTATGGCCTTAGTATTTGCCAAGCATTTAATTCCACCAGGTATGAATCCATTTGATAAAAAGACAGCCCCTGATTCAACTACATAATTATAATAATAAATGTAATAATTATAATAATAAATGTAATAATTATAATATAATATAAATAGTATTTTAAATATATTATATTAATGGGTAAGAATAATAAGAATAATAAGAATAATAAGAAGAACAATAAAAAGAAGAACAATCAAAATACATCTAATAGTCAAAATACATCTAATAGTCAAAATACAACAATCGATGTGGAGAAATATCCATTTGTAAGTGTTTGTACTCCAACTTTTAATCGTCGTCCATTTATTGAAGGAATGTTAAAATGTTTTAATCATCAAGATTACCCAAAAGATCGTATGGAATGGATTATTATAGATGACGGAACTGATAAAATTGAAGAATTAGTTATTAATCATCCAAATGTTAAATATTTTAAATATGATACAAAAATGAAACTAGGAAGAAAAAGAAATTTGTTACATGAAAAGAGTAAGGGAGATATTATTGTATATATGGATGATGATGACTATTACCCTCCACATCGTGTAAGTCACGCGGTTGAAAAACTTCAGGAACATCCGGAAGCATTATGTGCTGGTTCTAGCGAGATATATATTTATTTTAAGCATATTCAAAAAATGTATCAATTTGGACCTTATGGACCCAATCATGCTACTGCCGGAACATTTGCTTTTAAAAGGAAATTGATTGAAAACAAATACGACGATGAAGCTTGTTTGGCGGAAGAAAAATCATTTTTAAAAGATTATACGGTTCCTTTTGTTCAATTAGACCCCAAAAAGACGATTTTGGTATTTTCACATGAACATAATACATTTGATAAACGAAAACTATTAGAGAATCCTCATCCACAATATGTGAAAGAATCTACCAAAACAGTAGATGAATTTGTTAAAGAAAAAGAACTAAAAGAATTTTATATGAATATAGATTCATTACTTCAGTATTATAGTCCTGGTAAATCAATTATGAAACCCGATGTATTAGAACAAATGGTTAAAATTGAAGAAACTAGAAGAAAACATGCCGAACAAATGGCACAGAATAATGGAAATGGTGGACAGATATTAATTCAACAGGATGGTAAAGACCCAATTGCTTTGAACAATAACCAGATTGTTGATTTGATGAAACAACAACAAGGACAATTACAACAACAAGGAGGACAATTACAACAGATTAAACAAGCATATGAACAACTAGCTAGAGAGAATATGGAGTTAAAAAAACAATTACAAGATCAAATGAATAATATTACACAATTACAAAAATTAAATACTCAATTAATTTTAAAGAATGTAAAAAGTGACTCTTCTTAAATTATTATTAACATAATATATTAATAATAATCATCATAATAATAATCATCATAATAATAATCATCATCATATTCACAGCTTCCTATATAGGATGATAAATTATATTTCGTGATGTATAGGTGACTCGGTTTTGTTATCGATTGTAACTGGATCATCAATACAACATTCACCACACCATTCACCACAACATTCACCACAACAAACTAATGCTAACACAGCAACAACAATAACAACTATTAAAATAATTACGAACAACATTATCATTATTATTATTATACTGATATTGTCTTTACTTTATTTTCACCAATTTATAAATTAGTTGAAACATCATTATCTAATTCTAAGTCTATTACATTATCTAATTCTATTACATCATCTGTTTCAAGATCATAGTTTTTATCCAGATATCTGTATATGCGATTAATATCTAATTTGTTAATATCATATTTTTCAAATAATTCATATATTTCATCTTCGCTTTTTTCATCTCGTAGATTAAGAAAAAAGGCAAACAAATCCTTTTGGTCCATAGATAAAGTGAAACATAAATTTTGAATGAATAAATAATTATTATATTCAGTGCTATATTTTGTTAATACTTTGGTAAATCTAACTTCATTTGGGTTAAATTTGGGTTTCTTTGTAAATGTATCGTGGTAAATTTTATTATTGTAAAATGTTTTAATCATTGAACTCATTTCATTAAACTGCCAAATTTGTTTCTGGAATGTAATTCTATCAATATAATCAGAAAAACATATATTTTCAAGAATATTATTGTAGAAAGGAAACGATTCTTTAATCGGAACTTTTCCTAAAACATCTACTATATTTTCATGCCATAATAACCCTACTATTGTTCTATCTGTTTCATTCATGATATTATTATGACTGTTAATATCAAAATGATTGTTAATTAATTTTTGAGTAATTTTTTTACTATCTTCATTATAGGTTTTTGGTTGAAATATGTTTTGAATAATTTCAGTTTTGAGTAGAATATTTTGCTTATCGTAAATATTTAAAATAGATTTTAACTTTCTTAAATCACCTTGAATATAATTTAATAAATTTTTCTTAAGAACACTATCAATACTAGGAATTAATTGATTCAATAGTATTTCTATTTCTTTATTAGTAGGATTTTTGAGTTCATAGCTATTACATACCTTCATTAATTCCTTAATTTTTTTATCAATATGATAATTACCTATACAAATAATTGGACTTAATGTGATTTCTTCTAATTTTTGTTTTTTTGTTTTTTTAGGTCGAATTAGTTTAATTAATTGATTTATACCACCTTTGTCCCCATTGTTCATACCATCGATTTCATCCATTATAATGGCAATATTTTTAACATTTTTTTGTAACATAGATAATACATTTCTATCAGACATATTATGTTTTGTGATTGTATCAATTATTGACTTGTTTCTTATATCACCCGCATCATATTTAATAATGTCGTAATTTAATTCTTTTAATATTTTTTCTATAAAAGATGTTTTACCACTTCCAGGATTACCATATATATATATACCTCTTTTAGTAGTGAGATCATTTTTATTTTCTTCGAATTTTTTAAAAAATAATTTAATATCATCAACTAATTTATTTCTATTTAATACCTCATTTAAATTAATTAGTTCCATATTATATTTTTATACATTTTCTTTTTATGTTTATTTTCTTTATAACTACTTTTTTTAATAAGATTATCAATTATTAGACGACATTTAAACGCATTATGTGCTATTGAAATATGTTTCAAGAGAGAGATATAATCTTTAAAAATAAAATCAGCATAATATATTTTTTTTTGAATAAACCAGTAGTGTATAGTCTCGTTTTTTAAATATTCAATTAATGTATTATCTAAATTTTTTTTAACAATATTAATATAAAAATTATGTTTATCTTTTAATACTAATGTTGGTTTAACAATTTTATAGTATTTTTTAGAAATCAACATTTGAGTTTTGGGATTTAAATAAGATATTATCTTATGAATTAAATAATTATGTTTGGCAATAATACGATTTTTAGCCGGTAAATACGAAAATATAATTCTCATACAGTCATATGGTATCACATGTCCAATCGAAAAAGTCATTATTAATATTTATTTATAATTTATATTTTTAAAATTATATAAATTATATAAATTATATTAACTATATTAGCTATATTAATCACATATGCTTGTATTATTTGTAATACCATCCCAAGTTAAGTCGCAACCTTTAGCCCATTTATTCTTATTACAAGCACCCGTAGAACCTTGCCAGAAATCTCCTGTAAAGTCCATAGTCTTTGAACACGAACTATTTCCTAAATTTTTGACATTAAAACATGATTGTTGAGTTTTTGAATCTCCATCTCCAATATCTCCACTAGAATTCGCCGTTTTTTGCATATCTAACCAATAATCAGGGCATTCAGACACTGTAGGAGGAAATGCTACTCCATATTTATTGTTGGATAATACAGAGGCAATAAATATCATCAAAATGATGAATATTATAATTGCTATAGTTGCTACTATTTTTTGAAAAGTAAACGCCATTATATATATTTAATTTATATAATTTTTTCTGCTTAATTAATATAATGAATTGTTCTAGCACAAATGGAAGATTAGATATTTTGGGTCCTAATACAATGAACCAATTTGCTTTATATGATAAAATACCTAATAATGATTGTTCTAGTTTTAACGATGCTATGATAGGTAATGCTACAGATTCTCCTTTATCAATAGCATTTTTTAGCAAACAGAATATTCAGATTATTCAAAATGCTATTAGAGCTGGAGTATACGAAGTATCAAATCAACAATATGTTATTGATAATCAAAATTGTGATACATTAAAGGTTATTATGAGAAGTACATTTTTACAATCTGCTGTTAATCAGCCTGATAACATACCACAACAAATTCAAGCTTTGAATAATTTAGTAGTAGAGTATTGTGTTAAACATATTTATAGCGAAGCACAGGCCTATATCAATTATAAACGAGATGTTAGCACAATGTATACTCCTATCGACCGTCCTGTTCAAGTTGATGTTGATGATAAAACATTAGAATTAAAACCTTGGTTCTAATTTAGGGTAAATTATTTAAATTCAATCAAATTAAATAATTTAAACAATACTACAATTATCAAATTCAAATAAATAATTAAATAAATTAGATGAATCTATGTGCTTTTTATTTTGAATTGAAAAACTAATAAAACCTATTACAATTACCACTATTATAAGTAACGCTAGTATATTATTTACTTTTCTTAGCACAGATATTTCATTTATATGTATTCCCGGTTCAACAATTTCCCAGTAATCTATATAACTGTGTGAAATATATAGTACTCCTAATAATAATAAAGCACTTAATGTCATATTAATCGTCATCTTATTAAAGATGGTAAATATAACCCATATGATACCAGATATTTGAATATTTTCAAATGGAGACAATTGGTCAATACTTTCACCATCTGTGAAATCAATAGCAAAATATATTATAAAAAATATTAATACTTGCTTAGCAAAAACATTTTTTGTTAATATATCTTGTAATCTACATCCTAGTGATTTAGTTACATAATTACCCATTATCGCAATTAATAATAAAAAGATTCCTTTTGTTATACTAAAACTTATTATTGCCCTTTTGGGTTTAGGTTCCATATACATTATATATTTATTTTTTTGTCTTTTTCTTAATTTTAATAGCTGAAGGAATAGCCATATGATTCTTGAGCTCTTCTAGTTCACTCAACCACATATGCTGAATTGCGGTGGATTTTAACTTTTCTAGATCCCTAATTTTATTATCTTTCTCTTGACACATTTTATTGAAATTTTCTTCCGTTAAACTATCCATCGGCATCTTCAATAAATACTTATATTCTGGGTCATATTTTTCTCCACTTAGTTTATCATACTCTTTTTCTGTTAACATATCGATAACAACAGTCTTCTTTTTATTTCTTAAATCAATAGTTCCTTTAATATTTTCCATAATAAACTTGGACTTATTTTGTAACAGATTCAAATCTTCTTCTAATGTAGTGATTTGATGATCCTTTCGTTTCTGATAATATTCTAAACGAATTGGAAAGTAACTATCGATTATTTCCTTTACATCCGAATACTTTGTTAGCTTTGCTTCATGATTAAATAAGTGCATGTTATTAGTGCTTAGAGTAGAGTATAATTTCATAGTCTTTTCAAAATTATTATATACATTGGACGAGTCTTTGTTCTCGTCAATAGGTTCATTTAATACAATTTCAAAATCAACTACTTTATCTGTAGACATATCATTATAATCCTTGATAAATGTCTTCTGTTTTTTATTTTTATCAACCTCCATTAAATGTTCAATATGTTGTTTAAAATCATCAGTCCAATAACCAATTGGTAGTTCTGTAATTTTAATTTTTCTATCTGTGATTTTTTGATATACGCCTTTTACTATATATCTCTTATCATCTATCTTTTCACAACTCCCTTCGAAATTTTTATAAAACGGAGATAATTCATTATCAACCTCGTTTGATTCTGATTCTAATTTTGATTTCAAAATATTAATCAGTGTATCAATGTTATACGATAATATGTCAGTGCTAAATCCTGTTCCAATACCTTTACCTCCATTTACTAGAATCATTGGAACAATAGGAACATAATATCTTGGCTCAACTGGATCACCATCATCTTCTAGATATTCCAATACAGGATCATCCTCTTTACGATAGATATATCTTGTAATTTGATTTAACTGTGTGAAGATATATCTTTCACTAGCTGAATCTTTACCACCTTGAAGGCGAGTTCCAAATTGTCCGTTAGGTAATAATAGGTTTACATTATTACTACCTACATAATCTTGTGCCATTCCCACAATAGCACCGTTTAGACTAGCTTCACCGTGATGATATCCAGACTGTTCAGATACATATCCACTAAATTGAGCTACTTTTATCTCTGTAGTTAAATTCTTTTTAAAAGAACTATATAGAATCTTCCTCAGACTGGTCTTAAGCCCATCCATTAAATTGGGAATAGATCTTTCACAATCATATATTGAAAAGTGAATCATCTCTTTGTTGATAAAGTCTTTATGAGATACTTTATTTGAATTGGTATCTAGATAACTATTACGGTCATAATTAGATAACCAACTCTTTCTCTCTTCACTTCTCTTCTTATTAAATATCATATCAATAATATTATCACTTACTGAACCTTCGTGGTTGAAATAAACTATCTTTTTATTGGCAAAATATTCTTTGAATTCCTTACCAGTACTGGTTCCCAATCCCTTGTAATATTTTACATTCCATCCTTTTGTGTCATTTTCTTGTTTCCATACATTATATTCACCTTCATTATAGAATAGCTTCTCTTGACCATTTTTCTTTGCTTTTAAAATGGGAGTATTCATAAATCCCAAGAAATTATCAAGAGAGGATAAAGAATTCCACTGGTCTTGAAATAAGTTCAATCCTAATCCTTTAATATGAGAACCATCTAAATCTTGATCTGTCATAAATAATACTGAATTATATCGTAATAATTTTTCGGCACTTTCAGTAGTATAAGTTTTACCAGTTTCTAGGCCTAATATTTGTTTAATTTCAATAATTTCTTTATTTTCATTTATTCTTTTCAAGGATTCTCCTCTAACATTAAATATCTTTCCCTTCATAGGATACACACCAATTGTATTTCTATCATCTTTTGATAATCCTGATACAATACCAGCCTTTGCTGAATCTCCCTCACATAAAATTAATGTACATTGGTTAGACTTGACAGTTCCAGCAAAATTAGCATCGATTAATTTATGAATTCCTCTAATACTTTTACTCTTGTTACCATCTGTCTTTTTTGCGGCCTTGTTATCCTTTACTTCTGTTAAAGCACAAGCAGCATTCATAACACCCATCTTTGCTATCTTTTCAATGAAACTATCGCTTACTGAACAGGTTGAACCAAACTTTGTTGATGCTGTTCCTAATTCATCTTTAGTTTGACTATTAAATGATGGATTATCAATATCACATCTCAAAAACAACATTAATTGTTCCTTGATGGTGTTTGGTTTTACATCAACCTTCTTTTTAGTCTTGATATAAACACACAACTTTCTAATAATTTGATTCATAATATATTCTACATGCTTACCACCTCGTGATGTATAAATTCCATTTACAAAACTAACTTGTTGAAACTCATCTTTAGGGGCTAAACATACAGCATATTCCCATCGTCCGTTATGATTCTCATAAATTCGCTTTGTGTCCGTCTTATTACCAACATATAAATCTACATATTGTTCAAAGTTTTTACAAGGAATCAATTCTCCATTGTATTTCACTTTGATTATTTTATCGGTTACAGCAGATATATCATAAACTCGCTTCTTAAATAAGGCTAGCATATCAGATGTTAGTCCATCTATACCTAATCGTTGATAATCTGGTTTAAATGATACTTTAGTGTAGGGTTTATTTTTACATTTTGTAATAGATGGTTTACCTATTTCTGTCAGATTATTTTTAAATTCTTGAACATACTTTAGACCACGGACATGATCGACTGTTTCAACCTTTCCCCAGGTTGACCAAATCAAGACTAATTTAAACCCAAAACCATTTTTTCCTCCTACAATTTTTTCCTTCTTTTTTTCGTCATAATTGGTTGATGTTCTCAAATGACCAAAAATCATCTCCGGAATCCATATTTTGTATTCTGGATGTTGTGCTACATCGATACCATTTCCATCATTATACATATGAATTGTTCCATCATCATCTACATTAATTTCAATATTAGAAACCGGTAGCGCATTTTCTACTTTAGATGAAACAGCTTGTGCTTGTCTAATTACATGGTCTCTACAATTAACAATTCCTTCATCAAATAATTTATACAAACCAGGAATATATTGAAATCCTTTAGAAATTATTTTTTCATCATTGAAAATATAATCTTCATGGTCAGTATTTTCAATCGACCCGATATAAGTATCGGGTTTTTTCAAAATATGTTCCCGGTCGGTTAATTTTTGGTATTTAGAAAGTGCTGATTGATTCGCCATTCTACTTAGATATATCTTTAATTTTTATTTGTTTAAATAGTTTCAATTTTTATTTTTAAAGGAATATATATTTATATATATTAATATGAGCTATCCATTTACAGCTACAAGTTATACAAATTTAAATATTGTTCAAAATGGAAATTTTAAAGAATATTCTTTACGGTTATTAAATAGTGGGAATATATCGTTTAATACAGATATTACTTTGAATTTTACCTTGGTAGGTGGAGGAGGAGGTGGCGGAGGTGGTGGTCATAATAATGGCGCTTACGCTCCTCGCTATCCAAGTGGAGGTGGTGGAGGTGGAGGAGCTGCTGGGACTTATAAAATCGATTTATCTGCAAATGATTCACATATTTATTTTGTAGGGTCTGGTGGATTCCCTGCATCAGGGAATAATCAAGGTCAAATAGGTCAATCTAGTTATATTGATTTTCAGGGTAATACTCTTTCAGACAGAGTTGATGCAAGTGGAGGTGACGGAGGAAAGGGACATTTTAATGGAAATGGTGGTGGAGCATATGTAGAGACTCCTACTATTACTGGATTGGATTTAATTAAGATTATTGATAGCAGTGGAGGCGCTGGTGGGGCCGGAGTGAAATGGCAATATGTGCCTGCTCCTGGTATTTCTGGTTCACCCAATAATACTACCAGTTATAAAATAGATTATACTAATACTACATATTTGGGTAGTGGTGGTGGTGGTGCGGATGCGACAGATATTGCTCATGTTGTGCCTCCCGAAACAGCAGGTAATGGTGGTGGTGGAGGAAACGGAAGTTCTGGGGGAGCAGTTGGGACAGGATTAGATAATACTCTGTCACCTAATGGTGGAACGGGAAAGGATGGAAATGTTCCAGGTGCCGGTGGTGGTGGAGGAGGACAACCAGGTACAAATTCAGCAAATAGTACTTATAGGGTTACATCCGGTGGTAATGGGGCGGATGGAGCCATATATATATGGTTTAAAGTATATACGCCACCACCAACACCACAACCACAACCAGAACCATATAGACCGGGTTATATAAATAGACCAGGTCCTATTCAATATTGTACTTCTCGATTTGCCAGATGTAATATCACTAAGAAAACAAGTTTTTCATCAGGAAATGTTACTATACAAGGAACGACTAATGCTCGTAGACAATCACTTATTGTTAATCAGTCAACCTATAGACATGGAGCTAAACTAATGTTTAGTAATCAAGTATTAAATGCTTATGGAAGAAAAGCTGGTGGTCCTGGAGGATTTGGAGCTCCTCCTAGAAATCATTTTTAATTAATGCGTAAGTTTAGAAATAGTTTATTTTTTTTTCTCTCTACTTTTTATAATGGTAAAGAGACATGATAAAGGACA